ATAGCATTTAAAACCATTGATCCTGTATCAATCCAATCATCGGCCTTCACTGTATTTTCATTAAGATATGAAGAATACGGTGTAACATCAGCCACGCTATCCCAGAGCGCATCTAGTTCTTTTTGAGAAATTTCTGACATATATTATAGATCATCGATTGAAATAACCTTTGGAGAAGATGGAACAGCAACTTGCGGCACAGGGTTATTGAGTCTGCTGTATTGTGCGATGATATTATCAGATAGTACAACCTCGCTGAGAACGATGTTTGACTTGTGATAAGTCCACTTGTTTGAATCTCTACGATCCTTATCTAGTAGTTCGAAGAAGAATACTGGAAATGTCTGGACTTGAATTTGTCCATTTCCTTCGAGTTCGAGATGAAGAACCACAGGATTTTCCACTGTGAGTGTCGATTCAGTTTCGGCGTCGAGAATTCCAATAACGGTTCTTCCAATTTGGTCTTGTATTGCGATATGTGTTTTGCTCATATGTTTTTATAGTATATTATAGTTTGATATTGTCAAGTGCTTGAATGTGTCTATCTAACATTTTTTTATGTTTCTTTCCTGTCATGGTTAGAGATTTACTCTGTGTATGGAAATAATCACCCCACTCTGAAAGAATATTTTGCAATTCTTTCAGTTGTGGGTTTTGCAGTTCTTCCATTTGATTACTTCTAATCAATGATGCAATTTGCTTGATGATATGCGTCTCGGCATTATCAAGCCCTTTATTGTATGCTTCCTGTATGGTCATAAAATTACTCTGCGAAAAAGTCCAACAAATCGGTTTTTAAATTTTCATTAGGTTTTCTTAGAATCCACCCGACCGACTTATAAAAGAATTCGATATTTCGATACATCAAATTTTCAAACATCCTTTCGTAATTGATTTTGAAAATATCGGCAAACTCGTCTGGATATTTAGATCCGTATCCCACAACGTCAATGTTAAACTTATTGGGAGCCTGTACAGAAATATATCGTATTTTATCTCCTTGCTTCAGCTTTGCATACTTTCCTCCAATGTTCAGCGCTGTTAATATCTCATTGTGATAATAAGCTGCTCTCATGTGTTCTTGCATTCTGGATGCGATCTTTTCGAATCCTTCGCATGCATTAGTATACTTATCAAAAGTGTTGATACCGCTCAATCTGGATATCATTTCAATCGGCAAGGTTTTAAAAGTTTCATAAGCCTGTTTGAAAAGAGCGTCTGTTTGATTTTTGTCTTGGGTAGTGATCATTGTTTCGATGATCTCCTTTAAATAAGGCTTTAATTTTTTAGGCATTGTGGTCTTAACCACGGACACACCTTTATACTTAAACTTATCAGTTTTGAATCCCTCGTCGTCGATCATGTGCAATACATAATATTTCTTTTTTAGAAAGATACCGGCATCGCAAATAGCTTCTCGTTTGAATACGAATCTTGAATCTATACTTTTCAATTCGGAAGTTGCCCAATCGCTCATCCCATTATTAAGATAATTTTCGATATAGTCACAATACTCATAAAATTTAGGATTGATCGAATCGCCATCCATCAAGGATACACCATAGTTCTCCAAACATTTTAATGAAATATAAACGCTGTCAGTATCTCCATAAACAATAGAATCCTCTAGAGTTTTTTTGGATATTTTGGGATGTCTGCTTAAAACAGAATCAACGAATAGATCGGCTGACTTTTTAATTACAGCCTGTCCTGTCAATGTAACAGATGATGCTATATCGTCATCTCCCATCGGAGCATACGCATTTCCCATGTATCCATACAATGAATTTAGATTGATCTTATAAGCGTATTGAACAGAGTCGTATCGGTTCTGATCATCTGTTAGAGTTTTGCGTTGAGAGTTTGTTAGTGATGTGTCGGACTCTAATTTACTCTTACAATCCTTAAACAGTTTTTGCATCTTTTTACGTTCGGTGTAAAGCCAGTCTAGATATTCTGGAACAATTCCCTTGCGCTTTTGAGAAAATAAAAACCCAGCATTTGTAATGCATATCTGTTCAAGTTTTATATACTTTTCAAACTTATCTTTTGTTAATTGGTATGTCGTTCCATTAACATGATTAATTTTTACAAGATCGTCGATTTCTTCATAGCTCCCGATTTTAGTTTCTGGAGAAAGATTCAAAGAAATCATAACACTTGGATACAGAGAGTTTGCATCGAAGCTGACAATGTTCTGACTTATTCCAATTTTTGGAACTCGCACATACGCACCGGGATTTTTACCCTCCTTGAGCGGTCTTATAAATGTTGGGATGTGCTGGTTTCTCTTACGAGCTTGCACGGCGAGCGCACCATTCATGATGGGAAGAGTATCAATCGCCTTTTCAATATTTGACAGACCAATATTCGCAAGGAATCTCAAGGTCTTCATATATCGGAGCTTGTCATCCAGATTTACTAGAAGCTCAACGTCTTTGATGTTGTAATCGACAAAGGTTTTCCAATCATTAACAGACAGTTCCCAAAGCTGACCATCATATTCTATTTTATGCTCTCCAAGCTCCACCTCTGCGATGTAATCCAACTTGTAGGATTCCTGCTTATCAAGCTTGAACTTCTGATACAGCACCATGTAGTCAACGGATGAGACTCCCTCAATCACAATTTGAATCGGAGGCTCTCCAAATTTTACAACCTTCTTGACCTTTTCATAAATTCGACCGATTGGTGATAATCTTTTTTGCCATTCTTCATCAAGAACAACCGCTATACGATTGACAATGTATGGCATGTCGAATCCACTCGAATTCCAACCTGATACAACATCAGGATAATCCATCTCCCAAAACTTGATAAAACTTTTCAACAAAAGCTCTTCACTTTTGCAGTGGATATACTTCACATTTTTATCTTTGATGTGAGATGTGTCGAATGGCTTCAATCCAAAAGTGACATAACGATTCTTAATCGTATCATAACAAGTTATGAGATTAATAATATCCTCTGGGTTTTGAATATCGGGAAACTTTCCTTTATTGCTGAAGGTTTCAATGTCGATAAACATGATTTTCAACGGAAATCTAGAAAAGTCATCATCTGTATTGGTTTGCCAATAATTATCAATCAAAAATTGCTGAGATGCTGGAATGTTTTCAAACACTCTGCGCATTTTAGATTCTTTCAAGAATTTACTTCGTTCAAACTGAGTATTGAACTCTTTCTTTTTCAGTTTTGTATTAAAAATGCTTTCAGAATCCCCGTCCCTATGCTCTAGGAGAATGTAGGGATTGAAATCCAAATCGAATTTAACTCGATTGCCTTCACTATCCCATGTAAAAAGATGCACACATCTTTCACGGTTGTTGTAGACGCAGTTTCTGTACATTACTATTAAATATGATTATGGCCGATTACCTCAATGACTTGTGCAAGATTTACGAAAACCTTGATTTTGAATCATCGTACAAGGACTATAATCCGCAGATCGAAAATGTCAAGGCTGAAGCAAATCAAATTTGCAGCGCCATTGAAAAATATTTACAGGGGACCATAGCGTTTTATAAAACTAATAAAACTCAATTTTTCAACAATCCATCTGACATGAATAGCTTCGAGGAATTGAAGGGGATGTTTGAACGACTCCGACCAACACTGGCCCAGTATTCAGAATTCAAATAATTAATTATTTAATTCCAAGGTTTTAAAAACTGTCTGGAAGGATCTCCGTAAGGGGTGTTGAGAGCTTCCATAAACGCCCCAATGTTTTGATCCAGTTCCAAGAATCTATGAGAACCAATTTCTCGCAACGCAGGAACCAGTGAATAATATTTGGATCGGTTTTTCCAATTTAGAATTTTCTCAACCTTATTTGCAAGGTCTTCCCCGTCTGTAAATTTCAAATCAGGCAGTGCGTTCTGATAAGTCACCATATCCTGACACAAACAAGGAATTCCCAAGCAAGCAGCTTCGATATATTTGATATCCGATTTGCTTCTATTGAAATTATTGTCTTGTAGTGGTGCAATAAACAATTGCGCTTTAAGACTTCTCAAGAAGTTTGGATATTGCATCAAATTTTTCCAAGGATGGAACTCGATTTTCTTATCAAATACGAATTTTTGCAATGGAGGTGGCACAGCGCCGATGAAAACAAATTGATACTTGTCAACATTATCTGTTATAAACTTTATAACATGTGTGAAATCGTCTTGTTGTTCTGTTTTGTTTCCGACATCGAAGTGCGCTCCTGATCCAGCATACACAATTCTTGGTTTCTTCTTATTCTTATCAAAATTATCCACAATTTCTCTGTAATTGTAGTGATGACCAATCCACCAATACGGTGGAAAGTTGGGAACTGTGGTTATTTCTTTTTTGCCGGTTCTTAATTTATAAAGATCTCTCATATAGTTACATGTAACTGTAACTTCGTCGCACATATTGATCATATCGATACAATTTTGGCGAATTTCATCATTATCAAATGCTGGTTTATAAACATTGTAATCAGGTATGTCTTCTCTGAAGACAACATCGTCAACTTCATACATCAATTTGAAACCGCATTCAGGTTGAATGCTTTTTAGAAATTTTAAGAACTCTTTTTGTTCATTGGATGCTTGTCTTTGCAGTTTAACAACTCTAACATTTCTATACCAGTCCTTATTGAGAACCATACTTGTTAAAGAAGTACTGTCTCCCAGATTACACATGTTCAGATGCATCTCAGGCCACCCAATTCTCCACATTCCACAACCTTGTCTATCTGCCATGTAATTAACATATCTTGTTGATTTGTTTTCAACAATAGACTGCTGTTTCGTCGTTTCTTTTTTTGGAGAAAACGATTTTGGAAACGGAGATGCGAATGGTTTTACGAACATGCAATAATTACTTCAAGTAATCATCATGTCAATCGCCTTCTCTTCTATAAAATGATGGTTTTTTAGGTTCGATTACTTCGGAATAATCAATTGGTTTTTTCTTACCACCTGCCATGTAGTCTCCCAATGCTTTTTGGTCTTGTATTTTTTTACGCTCAGCATCTGAAATCTCTTCACGCGCTTCATCGCTTATGTCTTCCAACACATAATCACCATATGATACGAAACTGTCGTCGTATCCTCCTCCTTCAGGAGGATCAAATCTAAATTCCTCGGGGGATTTACCTAAAGCAGCTATCGAATTATCTATAGCTGCTTTGTATGATGGTTTATATCTATCCCACATACTATATACATCAAATTTTGACCATATTCTAAATTTGATAGGATGTTGTAGGATACCCGAAGCGTGTAGTTCATCCATAGATTCAAAGTTTGTCTTTAAATCAGGGATATCATCTCTTGATCTAAGGCTATATAATAAGTTACCATGTCCTATTAAATTTTTTGACATTGCAAACTTACCATTTTCAGTAATTATACCAGTATAATTACCATCCTCTTTATTAGCATAATCGTAATATTCTCCTTCTACTGTAATATTATCAGGAGATTCCGATATTAGAACACACTCATATAACTCTGAAATATTTTTTAAATCCTCTGATAGCATTTAATTATTTAATTCTTCGAGTTATATTATTCTCCTTTTCTAGATTGATAACCTCCCCGTCAATGTGCTTGATTGTCTCTTTCCGGTGTGAAATTGCATATACGCAAGTATTATTTTTTTCTATACGGGATTTTAAAACCTCGATCAACAAATCCAAACCTCTTTCATCAAACGCGCTGTCGAAAATTTCGTCATAAAATTCCAAATTACTGGAAATTCCACTGATTTTTCTTCGCATATCTGAAAAACTTAAAACGCATGCGACATCGACGCTTCTCTTTTCAGCTCCAGATAGATTACTATATGAGAATTTCTTCCCTCCCCCGGTGGAAATCTCCTCATCGAAGTATTCATCGAACTTGCAAGTGATGTTCATGCCCAATTGATTGATATAATGCTTGATTGTCTGGTTAAGCATGTCCAAAAGCTTCTTAATTACGAAGCTTTTCACACCTTCTTCTCCCAATACAAACTTGCAAACCTCGTAATCGGAGTCTTTGAGTTTTCTTTCATTGAAATTTTCAGTTTGAATCTTTTTTCTGTCCTCGACTTTGGATATATTTTGTTCGAATGTTTCGGGAGATATAGTCATACCACTATTATCCTTATCAAAATTCAATAATACTTGTTCGTAGTCACATATTGTTTGCTTTAATACTTCTTTTTTACGAGCAATCTCTTGTTGATTCTTAATTTGAAGATTAAGAAGCTGTATGTTATTTTGAATAATTGTTTTTTTAGATTCCCACTTGGTTTTTTCAGACTTTAATAGTATTGAATCGTTTTCAATAGATTGAACCTTTAGTAAACACTGTTTTTTCTGTTCTTCTATGAATTCAATATGATCATGAGATATGTTCTGCATACATTTATCACACTTGACGCCATCTACGGTATCAAATTTTGACAATTCTAAGTTTGCATAACTCAAATCCTTCTTATTTTCAGTTATCTTTGTAAGATAACCCGCAATTTTTCCATCGATGGCAGTCCATGCATCATCGAGTTTTTTAATTTGATCGGAAAGATTCGCAGAATTGGCTTCTGGTGCCATTTCTTCCAATTTAGTTCTAGCAGATGAGAGCTTGTCTTCAAGTTCGCGCTTTCTCGACGATAATATAGCATCTCTCTCTTCGATTTGTTTCTTAATTTGATTCAGTTGATCAGTATATGCCGCAATAGAGGTGTTTAACTCATCCAACACAGCAGAAGATACATTCATTTCACTCTTATTCTCGCTTATTTGCTTTTTAAGATCCTTTAACATCAATCCAAAGATCTCA